ATCATCACTGCGCAAGACAGGTAGCACATCACAGTGGCGCAAGATTAGGGAGATGGTATTCAAGAGAGATGGTCGCTACTGCTCTGCCTGCCTAGCTGAAGACAACTTAACAATTGATCATATAGTTGAGCGATCTAAGGGCGGCACAGATCATCTAGATAACCTGCGTGTATTGTGCAACAACTGCAACATTGGAAGAAATAAAGCTTATAGGGGCTTTTTTATTAATGATAGGACACCACCGACCCCGCTTGGTTTAATTTCACCACGAAATCGGACAGACCAAACCAGTTCAAGCCAAGCCAAGACTGAATCGGTTGCACATGGCTGATCTCCGCTTGATTCAGGGCGCATCGGGATTAGGCGGTGTGGAACTTGGCTATATGAAGCCAAGAATCCAATCTAAAGTCCCTAATCTGCGCTCAAGAGGCTGGGAACTAATTGACTTTAGCGCTCAGTGTGGTCTTGAGCTCATGGGCTGGCAGAAATATCTCGCAGTGCAGGCAATGAGAGTCAAGCGCGATGGCAGATTCCACTTCCCACTAATTTGCGCCGTGGTAGCGAGGCAGAATGGTAAGAGCACATTAATGATCTCTAGGATTCTATGGGGACTATTTGTGCAAAAAGATTCACTGCAAATCGGCTCAGCTCATAGGCTTACGACATCGCTTGAGACCTTTAGGCATTTAGTTAATATTATTGAAGGCAATGATGAGCTTGCTAAACAGGTCAAGAAGATTCGCTGGGCGCATGGCTCTGAAGAAGTTGAGACAATTCATGGCTCGCGCTATATGGTCAAGGCTGCCAATAGTGCTGCGCGAGGTATATCTAAGCCAGAGACGGTCTTTATGGACGAATTAAGAGAGCACAAAGACCTTGATGCGTGGTCATCTATGAAATACACGATGATGGCGGCTAAGAATCCGCAGGTCTGGACTCTATCAAATGCAGGTGACAGTCATTCAGTGATTCTTAATCAACTGCGAGAGCGTGGGTTGCAGGCATCGGCAGGATCAGGCACAGATGACATTGGCTACTTTGAATGGAGCGCACCAACCGATGACATTCACAACCTTGAGAATTGGAAGCATGCAAATCCGTCAATGGGTCGCACTATTCACATCGACAACATTGCATCGGCTACACACGATGCGCCAGATGTCTTTCGCACCGAGGTTTTGTGTAGGTGGGTCGATTCAATCAATCCTGCAATCCCTACGCAAGAATGGGCAGATTGCGAAGATACATCGTTGAAGCTGGACGAAGGCAAGACCACATGGCTAGGAATAGACCTTAGCCCTGATCGCCGTCATGGAGCTCTGGTTGCAGCTCAAAGAATTGACGATGAAAGGTTCTTTGTTCAGCTTCTCCACACTTGGCACAATCCTGTCTCGCTAGACGATAAGACCATTGCCAATGACATCGCGCCTTATGCTAGGCGCTTTACAGGGCTGGAATCTGTGGTCTATTCCAAGCGCACGGCTTCGGCTGTCGCAATGCGCCTATCCCCAGCAGGTATTGCGACCACAGACATTGACGGCGTTGAATATGCAATGAGCTGTGATCAATTGCTTTCGGCTGTGGTCTCAAATCGCCTGCGCCATAAAGGTCAGCCCGAATTTACAAAGCAAATTCTATCAGCTTCAAAATTGCCTTATGGCGATGGCGCATGGGTCATAGGTCGGCGAGCATCAAAGGTCGCAGTCTGTGCCACAGTCGCAGCCGCTCTAGTGACACACTTTGCGACACGCCAAGAGACGGAAGTAGATATTCTCATTGGCTAGGCGTATAAGAGCGCGACAATTCGGGCATGGGATTTCGTGAATTTGTATTAGGAGCGCCTAAAGCGCTACCTGCGCCAGTCACGGCAGCCGAATATCTGCCGATGAATTCATTTGATGCATTTGCATCATACTTTGCAACATCTACCACAGCACTTAGAGAAGAAGCTATGGCTGTGCCAACATTAGCTCGCGCTCGCAACATAATTTGTTCAACAGTCGCCAGCACTTATATCGATGTGTGGCAGAAATCAACAGAGACAAGAATTGAGCCGCCAAGAGTTATTAATCAACCTGATCCAAGAGTGCCTGGAGCGAATGTCTGGTCATGGATTGCCGAAGATATTATTTTTTATGGCTACGCATATTTAAGAGTCATTGATAGATACGCTGAAGATGGGCGCGTAAGAGCTGCCGAAAGAATTGCACCTACTCGCGTGACAGTTAAGACAAATGCGCGCAGCACAGAAATAACAGGCTATGCAATTGACGGCATGGCAGTGCCTAATCAAGACATTAAAGTATTTATGGGCATGGACGAGGGATTGCTAAATCGTGCAGGGCAGACTATTAAGGCAGGCGCTTGGCTAGAGCGAACGGCATTAAATTACGCTAGAGAGCCAGCACCACTTACAGTTATGAAGACAAATGGCACAGCAATGCCAGCAGATCGCATTCGCACATTATTAGATTCTTGGAGCAGAGCGCGCAAAGAGCGAGCTACTGCATTCTTAAATGCCGATGTCGTGCTGGAGAAATTGGGCTTCAACCCATCTGAAATGCAGATGAATGAAGCTAGACAATACATAGCCCTAGAGCTTTGCAGAGCAATAGGCATTCCAGCATGGTTCGCGTCTTCTGATCCGATGTCAAACACTTATAGCAACGCAATCAATCAGAGGCGCGACCTAATTGATTACAGCCTAAAGCCAGTAATGACAATTATTGAGCAAAGATTAAGCATGAGCGACTTCTTACCTGCTGGACAATATGCGCGCTTTAACTTTGGCGAATTCTTGCGTGGCAATCCACTAGAGCGCGCGCAGGTTTATCAAATTCTTGCAGGCATTGGCGCAATTACACCTGAAGAAATACGAAGAGAAGAGGACATGATCCGATGAAAATACAAGTGCCGCTAAAGATTACGGCAGCCGACACAAATGCTCGCACAATATCTGGGCGCATCGTCACATTTGATGAAGTCGCAGTGACTAGCGCAGGTCGCACAATTTTTAAGGCTGGCTCTATTCCAATCAAATCAGTCAAGCTTAATTTAGAGCATGACCGCACTAGACCTATTGGCATGACTTTATCAATGGACGAAGTTGAAGAAGACGGCAAATATGTCGGCATAGATGCGACATTTAAGATTGCAAATACCACAGCAGGCACAGATGCACTTGAAGAAGCAATGTCTGGCTTGCGTGATGGCTTCTCAGTAGGCGTTGCAGTTGATGATTATGAGACAGTAGATGGCGCAATGGTTATTAGTAAGAGTGAGCTAGTTGAAGTCAGCCTAGTGACAGAGCCAGCAGTGCGATCAGCGCGTGTCACAGATGTAGCAGCAAGCGATGAAGAAGACAAAAAAGATTCTGAAGCCAAAGAGGTTTCAGATGTATCAACCCCGACCGAAGGAGAACAAGTGGAAGACACTACCGTTCAAAACGCTCCTGCCGTTGAAGAAACGGTGGAAGCTTCTTTGCAGGTGCAAGCAAATGCTCGCCCTGCGTTCTACACAAAGCCACGCATTGAAGTCACACCAGCGAAATATCTGGAGAATTCAATACGCGCAACACTTGGCGATGACAATGCCCGCCAATACATCACGGCAGCAGATAACACCACCGACAACGCTGGTCTTATCCCTACACGCCAATTGACCGAGGTTATTAACGGTCTTTCAACATTAGTGCGCCCATCAATTGATGCAATCTCTCGCGGTGTCTTGCCAGATGCAGGCATGAGCTTTGAGATTCCAAAGATTACAGTTGCGCCGACTGTTGCAATTACAGCCGAAGAAGCAGCACCATCTGAGACAGATCAAAATTCTGCATTTGTCACCGTCAATGTTCAGAAATATGCTGGACAGCAGACCTTCAGTTTAGAGCTCCTTGACAGATCGTCGCCATTATTCTTTGAAGAATTAATCAAGAACATGGCTGCTGCATACGCTAAAGCAACAGATGCGAAAGTAAATCTCGCAGTGTATCAAGGTGCAACTGGCGATGCGACTACTACCGTCACATATCCAACTGCTGCTGAACTTCTAGGCATTGTCGCTCGCGGCGCTGCTTCGGTTTATGCAAACACACAAAGATTTGCAAAGTCAATGATTGTCAATACTGCACAGTGGGCAAATATCATGACACTTAATGACAGTGGTCGCCCAATTTACAATGCAGCACAGCCACAGAATGCTGGCGGCGTAGTTCGCCCAGATTCAATTCGCGGCAATGTTGCAGGTCTTGACCTATTTGTCACAGCAAACACTGCTCAAGGCACTGACACAGATGGATCAATTCTTATCGTTGATCCTGAAGCATACACTTGGTATGAATCACCAAGTGTTAAGTTGCAGACAAACTTAATCAGCAGTGGTCAAATCCAGTGCATGTATTACGGTTATGGCGCAATTGCAACAAAGATTGCAGCAGGATCGTTCCACAATAACAAGGCGTAATAGCCACCTAGTCATGGGCTGATTCGCTCCTGAGTCAGCCCAGCAGAATCGAAAGGATCAGAGTTAATGCCAGCCATTATCACAGCCACGCAGTTGCGCAATGTGCTTGGCGTTAGCTCTGCCCTTTATAACGATGCTTATTTAGAGCAAGTCATTGACAGCGCGGAAGACATAATCTTGCCGATGCTGGTGCAGAATAGTTCAAAGGTCGCTTATGTAAGCTTGAGCAATAATGTCGCTTATTACTTTACCGTGCGCCCACACGGCTTTACAACAGGGCAGAGCTTGGTGATTTCAGGATTGCCAGCAATATTTAACGGCACAAAGACCGTCACAAATGATTATAGATTTATAGGCGATTATTCGCCGCAATATGGTTATCCATATCCATTCTTACCAGCAGGCTTTAACAGCACTTATGTTGGTCAAGTGTTCTCAGCCGCCGTCACAAATGCAGATGTCGAGTTGCAGCCAAGCATTCCGCAAGGCACAGCATTCTTATCAGGCTACAACGCAGCGAGCTTATACGCTAACACGCCAGCCGTTGAGTCTGCCGTCTATGTAGTTAGCACAGAGATATTTCAATCCCGACTCTCGATAGGCGGTCAGCTTGAGGGCGTTGATTTCACACCCACGCCATTCCGTCTCGGCAGATCGTTGCTATCGAGAGTCCAAGCTTTGCTTGCGCCGTATGTTGATGTCGAAACTATGTGTCAATAATGCCAGCCAATTCGATTCAAGTAGATGTGCGCGATGCGCTTAAGACTGCATTTACTAACCTAGCTGCATCGACTTACAACAGTGTGCCAGAGTCAGTCATAAGTCCTGCAATTGTCTTAGTTCCGGGATCGCCATACTTTGAGCCACAATTACTTGGCAAAGCTAATGTTAAAATTAAAATTAATATAGTGGCAACAGCTATCGTCTCATATAACAGCAATCCAGCTTCTCTTGACAATATCGAGAAGCTAATTATCAGCATTCTGGCGGCTTTGCCTGCTGGATACATCGTGGGCGTGGTAGAGCGCCCACTGGTGACACAAATCGGGGCAGCTCAATACTTGACTGCCGACATCAACATATCTACCTATTACACACAAACCTAAGGAGCAACAATGGCAACGACCGTCATCACGGGGCGCGATCTAGTCTTGACGATCGCTACCAAGAACTATGATGAGCAAGCTTTATCAGCAACGCTCAGCAACGATCCAACTATCGAGACTTATCAGACTCTTTATCAAAAAGCCTATAAGCACATTGATGATCAATGGGGCTTTGAAATGGAAATGCTTGCAGACTGGGGCGCAGCAGATTCTCTCTGTGAGGCACTATGGACAGCAGCAGAGACCGCGCCAAATACCACTTTGGCAGTCTCATTGACAGCCGTGACAGGTGCAGTCTTCACATTTAATGCAATGCCAGCATTCCCAAGCGTAGGCGGCACATCGCCAGATGCACAAACAGTCTCATTCTCATTTGTAGTAGTTGGCACACCTTCAGAGTCATTCACCTAAGATTAGGAGATCAGGAGCATGAAACTAGGACTTACAATTACATATAGCTCAGGCGATACAGTGACGGCAACGGTGCTGCCGCCTGAGTGGGTTAAGTGGGAGATAAAGACAGGGCGCAAGATTACAGACATCAAGGGTGACGACTTGCTGGGAATGTCTGACCTTGCGTTCTTGGCTTATGCAGCTCTCAAGCGAGAAGCTGCTGGCTCACCGTTAAAACCTTATGAAGCTTGGCTTGAGACAGTCGCGGAGATTGATCCCAATGAGCTAAGCCCAAAAGTCACGCCAGTGGCTCAGTCGGACGGCTAGTCGTAGAACTAGCAATCGCCACTGGCATTCCGATGCGCGAATGGGTATCGGCTGAAGACATCTTGACGGCTGTGGAGATATTGGAGAAGCGCAATGGCAAGTGATCCGATTAGCTATGACAAGCGCGAGCTTGGCGCAATCAAGCGCGCTTTCAAAGCTATGGACGATCAGGCACTTGCCGAAGCTAAAGAGAAATCGAGTGCTTTGGCTGACTTCTTGCGCGGCAAGATTATCTCTGCATCGGCTGGACGAACTAAAGCTGGCACAGCCGCTAGGCGCATTGCTGAAGGCTCTAAAGTAAGCAAATCATCAAAGCTTGGCGAATTGTCATTTGGCTATGCATCACAGCGATTCTCAGGCGGTGCAACTACTCAACAGCTTTGGGGCGGTATGGAATTTGGCTCAAAGAAGTTTAAGCAATTCCCAACTTGGAATCCGCAAGGCTATTTTATTTATCCAACGCTTAGAGCAAATCAGAATGAATTGGTGAGACAATGGGAGATGTCATTCTCAGAGATAGTTAAGAGGTTCGATTAATGGCTGGCTCAAGAACACTAAAACTATCGATTCTTGCCGATGTTGATGATCTACGCAAGAAGCTAGGTGACGGCAGCAAAGAAGTCGAAGGCTTTGGCGGCAAGGTTGCAGACTTTAGCAAGAAGGCAGCAGCAGCATTTGCGGTCGCAGCAGTAGCAGCAGCAGCTTATGCAAGCAAGCTATTAATTGACGGTGTTAAGGCTGCAATTGAAGATGAGAAGGCACAGACCGCTTTAGCCACTAGCTTGCGAAATGTTGCAGGCGCGAATGATGCTGTGGTTGCAGGTGTTGAGAAATACATAACAAAGACGGCGCTGGCAGTAGGTGTCACCGATGATCAATTAAGACCAAGCTTTGATCGCTTAGTAAGAAGCACAAAGAGCGTTGAAGAAGCGCAGAAATTGCAGGCACTTGCTTTAGATATATCAGCAGGCAGTGGCAAATCTTTAGAGGCAGTCAGCGCAGCTTTAGGTCGCGCTTATGACGGCAATGTGACTTCGCTTGGCAGATTAGGTGTTGGCTTATCAGCAGCCGAATTGAAATCGATGACATTTGACGAGGCAGCTAAAGCATTGGCAACAACCTTTGGCGGTCAAGCAACAGAGCAGGCAGAGACATTTGCTGGCAAGATGGAGCGCCTAAGCATTGCTGTCGATGAAGGCAAAGAGACTGTCGGCGCATTTGTGCTTGATGCAATAACGCCACTTATTTCTAACTTTGTCGAAAAGGGCATTCCAGCAATTGCTGCATTTGCAGATGAAATTGGACCAAAATTAACGCCAATCATTCAGACAATTGTGTCGGTGTTTAGAGATTTCTTAATTCCTACATTCCAAAAATGGTGGAGTCTAGTCAGCGAGAATATAGTGCCAGCAATAAGTGCTGTGGTAGTTCCAGTCTTTAATGGGTTGAAGATTGCATTTGACACAATCAAAAATGCTGTTATGGCTAACAGAGATGAATTTGCGAAGCTTGAGCCAGTCTTCAGAGCAGTCTGGAAGTTTGTCAAAGACAATCTCGCACCAGTATTGGGCGGCGTATTAAAGGCCGCGCTTGTCGCTATTGGTAGCGTTATAGGCACATTAGTTAGCGGCTTTGGCAAGCTTGCAGGATTCATTGGCGATGCTTTTAAGCAGTTAAGCAAATTTATTAATTTAATTAAAAATAATCCTATTGTCGAAGGCATAAGTAATGTAGTCGGCGGTTTGTTCGGCGGCGGCAGGGCAGAGGGCGGCGCAGTCAAGGCAGGCACTTCTTATGTGGTAGGCGAGCGCGGCGCTGAGATGTTCGTGCCAAAGACCGATGGCGTTATTATTCCGAATAACAAAATGGGCGGCGGTGGCACAGTCAATAACTTCAACATCAATGTTTCTGGG